GAAGTTGTTGAAGATGCAAAAGGGGTGTTAACACCAGAATTCAAGCTTAAAAAGAAGATGATGAAAGCCATACACAACATAGATATTCATCTATCTTATAAAAAAAAATAATATATATTGTTGACAATTAGGTTATGTATGCCTATCTTGTAGGTATCTAGTGTCTATTATTTAAGAGAAAGGAATAATTATGGATTTAGATTTTTTAAGTATGCCTTTGCAGGATTTGTTCAAGTATCGAGAGGACTTGAAGAGCCAAATCCAAGCGTTAAAGGATAAACAAGCCGTGCTTAATGATGATCTTGCAGTGCGATTTGGTAACACTGCTAGAAACAGATTAAGTGAAGATGGCAAAGATTATGGCTCTGTGACATTAAATGAGGAGGGCTATAAAGTTAAAGTGACTTTGAGGCAGAAAGTGTCTTGGGATCAAGAAGGTCTTGCACAAACATTGATGAACATGAGTCAAGATGATGCAAGACATTACGCAAAGATTACCTATGGTATTGATGAGCGTAAGTATAACAATGCACCTCCTGCAATTAAGTCAAAACTACAAGACCACAGAACAGTAGAGATTACTGGTGCAACTGTGGATATTACGGAGGGTACAAATGGCTCTTAAAATTATTTCAGCTGATGAAAGGTTAGCAGAAAAAAGAGGTCATAAGATTGTAGTTTGTGGTCAAAGTGGTGTGGGTAAGACTACTCTTGCTCGTACCCTTGATCCAGATACTACTTTATTTATGGATTTGGAGGCTGGTGATGCCGCTATTGAAAGATGGCCAATTGATGTTATTCGCCCACAAACATGGGAAGAGTGCAGAGATTTTGCTTGTTTTCTTGGTGGGCCTAATCCAGCTTTAACACCCGATCAACCATATAGCGTTGTAGAATATGAAAAGGTTACACAGATGTATGGTGATGCAATTGCTATGATGAAGAAATACGATTCTATTTTTGTAGATAGTATTACAGTAGCAGGCAGACTTTGTTTTCAATATTGTTATGGTCATCCAGATAATAAATCTGATAGAACTGGCAAGATTGATACAAGGGCAGTATATGGTATGCAAGGTCGTGAGATGATGTCATGGCTTACACATTTGCAACATATCAGAGACAAGAATGTAATTTTTGTTGGTATTCTTGATGAGAAAGTAGATGAGTATGGCAGAACTATGTACGAACTTCAAATTGAAGGTTCAAAGACTGGACGTGAACTTCCAGGTATTGTTGACGAAGTTATTACTATGGCAGTAATGCCAAGTGAAGAGCATGGTCCTTACAGAGCCTTTGTATGTCAAACATTAAACCAATGGGGTTATCCAGCCAAAGATAGGTCTGGTCAACTTGAGATTGTTGAAGAGCCACACCTTGGTAAACTTTTGACAAAAATTAGTGGACGATCAACAGAGAAAGGGAACTTAAATTTTGTTGATCCAAATGCAATCAAATCTAGCGAAAAGGAGACAAAAAATGATTGATTTTAATGATGTTCCAAATGACTCTGGAAAAGAGTTTGAGTTAATTCCTGCAGGCACAGTTGCTAGAGCAGTATTAACCATGAAAAGAGGTGAGACTGTCATTCCAGACTATTCATCACAACCTATGTTCAAAGTTGGTGCTACAGGTGCAAAGTATCTTGAGTGTGAATTTACCATTGTTGGTGGTCCTTATGATAAGCGTAAGTTCTGGCAAAACATCATGTGTGATGGTGGTAAGATTAATCCTGAAACTGGTATGCCTTGGTGTAAGGAGATTGGTATTAGAACTTTTAGAGATATTATCAATAGTGCATTTGGTCTTGATCCAAATGATACATCACCAGAGGCAGCAAGTAGAAGGAAGGTAAATGACCTTAGTGCTTTAGATGGTGCAGAGTTGTGTTTAAAAGTTGCTGTTGAGAAAGGAACTAATGGCTATGCCGACAAAAATAAAATGTTGGTTGCATTAGCTGTTAATAGCAAAGAGTACATTGGTTCAACTGGACAAGCACCAGTACAACCTCAAGTGCAACAACAGGTTCAACCACAAGTTAATCCTCAGACCCAACAACCAAATCAGTCACCTAATAACGGTGCGATTCCACCTTGGGCACAGAAGTAGGATTCTAGATTTCTAGCGGCAGGACACCTTTCTCGTCTGCTAGAGTCGGTTTTGGGTAGCACCGATGCCGCAAAGCTACCCAACACAAAGGGGACACAAACATGATTTTAAGACCATACCAAGAGATTGCAGTAGACGATGCTTCAACTGCTTTAGACAAACATAAGAATACTATTGTTGTTGCACCAACAGGTGCAGGCAAAACTATTATGTTGTCTGCATTGGTTGGCAAAAGATTTAAAGTTGGAAATAAAGTTTTAGTATTGCAACACAGAGATGAATTAGTAAGACAAAACAAAACAAAGTTTTCAAGAGTAAACCCAAGTATTACAACCAGTATTGTTGATGGGTCAGAGAAAGATTGGAATGGCAGCACTATCTTTAGCATGGTGCAAACATTATCGAGAGAGAATAATTTAAATAATATTAGTCATTTTGATCTTGTTGTTGTTGATGAAAGTCATCATGCAGTAGCCGATACTTATATGCGTATTATTGATAAAGTTAGACAAGCTAATGAATCTGTTGAGATTGTGGGTTTTACTGCAACACCTAATCGTGGAGACAGAAAAGGTTTAAGAAAAGTATTTACCAACTGCTCACATCAGATTGAGATTAGCACATTAATTAGAGAAGGATTTTTAGTACCACCAAAAACATATGTTGTTGATGTAGGTGTACAAAAAGATTTAGAAAATGTTCGCAAAACAGTCACAGACTTCGATATGTCAGAAGTTGAAAAGATTATGAACAAGAGAGCAATCAACGAAAAGATTGTAGCTGAATGGCAAGACAAAGCTGAAACAAGAAAAACAGTAGTGTTTTGCAGCACAATTAATCACGCACAAGATGTATGTGATGAGTTTAGAAGAGCAAATGTTAGAGCTGAGATTGTTACTGGAGATACACCAGCAGAAGAAAGAAAACAGATTTTAAAAGATTTGGAACATGGTGACGTGCAAGTCGTTGTTAATGTGGCAGTATTGACTGAGGGTTTTGATGCACCACCAATTAGTTGTATTGTGTTGACTAGACCATGTTCGTACAAATCAACAATGGTGCAGATGATTGGTCGTGGATTAAGAACTGTTAATCAAGAAGAATACCCTGGACTAATTAAAAAGGATTGCATTGTTTTAGATTTTGGGACAAGTGTGCTTACACACGGATCGTTAGATGAAGGCGTTGATCTTGATGGAGCACAAGCGAACAACTCTGGTGCTACACCACTTAAAGTTTGTCCAGATTGCCAGTCAGAAATACCTTTATCATCAAGAGAATGTCCTATTTGTGGATATGAATTTGGCACACAAGACAAAGAAGTTCTTGATGAATTTACTATGACAGAGGTTGATTTAATTGATAGATCGCCCTTTAGATGGCTTGATGTTTTTGAAAACAAGCGATGTATGATGGCTAGTGGATTTAATGGCTTTGGACTGGTTGCACATTTAGATGACCTATCTATCGCCCTTGTAAGGCGTAATAAAGGGCGTTTAAGGATTGTTAGTGTAGGAACTAAGGAACAAGCTATTGCGTCTGCTGATGACTTTCTGAGAGGCATTGAGGATAGTGATGGTGCAAAGAAAGGTAAAAGATGGCTAAATCAAGGCGTAACATTGAAACAAAAGAACGCATTAGCTATGTTAGGACAGTTTATTAGACCAATGGATTTTAGTTGGAATAAGTACAAAGCCGCTTGTTGGTTAAATTACTTGTGGAATAAAAAAGAAATTGATGCCAAAATTTTAAGTTATTACGAGGGAGACAATAATGCAGCGTAGTGAAGCGTTAAAAAAAGCAGATTTACTAATTAATGGTTCAAGAGCAAAAACACATGGCGATGCCACAGAAACTCATACATATATAGCTCAAATGTGGAATATTTTGTTAAGGAAAAAATTAAAAGAACCTTTGGATATACATGATGTTTACAGAGCTATGATTGGTATTAAACAAATTAGAAATAGTCAAAATCCAAGAGTTGAAGACAATATGATTGATATTATTGGATATGCAGCATTAGCAATTGAGGCAAAAGATGGCAAGAATGGAAGTTGAATATACAATTCAAGAAGAAAATGATGTAGGTGTTGAGAACTTCAAGTTTGGCAAGATGTTTGTTCAGTTTAGTTTTACTGATCCACCAGACATGACAGTTCATAAATTACATGAGAGCATTGATCGTATTTGTGAGATAAACAAACATGATGTTTTAGGAGTTACATTTGTAGCTAAGTATGACGGAATAATTATGGCGGAAGGTTCGCTTTACGCAGAAGGAGAAGGTAGATGGATAACCCCAATGTCGGAGACAATTCATTAAAGAATTTAACTAAACTTTTTACTAGGTTTAGTTGGGATAAAAAACTTAGTGATTTGACTGAAGAGGAAATAAAAGCCACAGTTGTAATTATGCAATTCTCAAAGAAGGTAGAAGAAGATGAACAATATAATAAACAAGAACTCGATAGATTACTTCTTAAATATGTCCACGGCAAAGAAGAAACAAAGCCAACAGACGATGAATTACCCTTTTGAAGAAATCATCGACAAGACTATAGTTGAGAAAAACAAGTCTGAGCCTAGAAGAAGATATTTAGGTGGTTCTATGTTAGGTGACAAGTGTGCAAGAAAAATACAATACACTTATCAAGGTCAGCAACCAGATGAAAATAAAGAGTTTAATGCACAAACTTTAA